TTATAAATATATTATACTAATAAATATTATTAAAGCAAACCTTTATTTGTAAAGTCTTCAATATATTTGCCTATATTTTGTTCCATTTTATCACTTATATACTCAGGCTTGATTAAGTATGGACCTTGAAATGAAGAAGGTTTTAATCCATCTAAAATTAATCCACTAGCATTGTCAACATATCTTCTTAAGAGGAATTCGTTTACATTAACAAATGATCCTGAAATTTGTTTATCTAAATAAATAATAAAATATACATCTGGGGCTACTGGGACTATTTCTGTTCTAACAACCATAAATGTTTTAGTTTCATCCCCTTCAAATCTAAATTCATCTCCTTGTTGGATAGTAACAGGTAATGTTATAGGGAAAAATCCTGATCCTACTATATCTTCTTGGTAAATGTTTGAAGAATTTAAATATTGAATGAATCTAGAACTAGTAGTATATATAGCATTAGCATACGGAGCTGTAGATCCAGTCTGCCATAAATTAGAAACGTCTAAAGGAGGTGTTGGGTATGGATTTGTAGAAATTTTAAATGTACTATTATTTGCATAGTAATTCCCTCCTTGACCTGCTATCATTGCTACTGAAAAAGTATCTCCTACTTGAAGGTCTGCTCTAGGAACAGTAGCTATAAAATTTATGTTTATATCGGCATCATCAGTTATAAATCCACCAAAATCTCCACTTACTGGGGTTATAACTCCTCCTCTTCCTCTAATAACTCTAGCATATATTGTACCTACACCTGAAAGAAGTCGAAAACAATTTAAATTAACTTCAAAAACTAAATCTAAATTTTCAGCAATTAAAGGGGCAGATGCTGTATAAGCATTAGTAACACTCAATGCTCCTCCTACATTACTTCCACTTGCTAAAATTTGATCATTAAGTATTCCTGAAAATGCTGTGCTTGAAATGAGATATCCTGTTGAGGTATTATTTGGACTTAATGTAGCTGTATAATCACCAATAGTAGAAGTAGATCCCGGATTTCTATCTGAAAATACCAATGATTGGGTAAAAGTCATTGGTGGATTGTCTGGGTGTTTTATTTGGTTATATATAATAGGTTCAATTGAGGTTCCTCCTCTAAAAATATTTAACATTGGGTTTTGGGTAAATCCCCCTGCTGTTAAGGATTCAAGTTGAACTTTTTCTCTAGAAACAAAAGTTTGTTGGTTAATACTAAGAGAATTAGGAGATGTGTTAGGTGCAATTAAATCACCATCTTCACTAATCAAATATTTGATTGATACTCCTGAGGTGTTCATTTTTTCAGGGGCGTATCCACCTATACTATCACTATATGCTATATATGTTTTAAGTAATTCTACTGAGGGTAATTTACCATAAGTTCCTTGGTCTCCTTTAGTCCATTTATTTAAATCTTGAGAGGTATTTTTACAACCATCATATCTAGGGTTAATATGACGAATAGTAGTATAATTTGAATCTTGAACAGGAGCTTTAGCTGCTTCATTATCAATTAACAAATCAAAATTAGTTGGGATTACAATACCTGTTGAATAATCAACATCTTGATAAATAGTACTTAAACGAGCATCTTCAGCATTATTTAATAATGCATTTTGATCACTATTATAAAAATTAGGTTGTGTAATGTATGGTTCAATTATTATAGAATCTTGAACAGATGCTGTTGGGGAAATACTTTGTGTATATCTTAATTGAATTGAATTAAAAGTAATATTCCCAGTATCAGAAGGGTTAGTTTCATTATATAAACGGAGATAATAATTATCCCCATTTAAAGGAATAAAAGATCCAGTAAATACTACAGTATTAGCTCCTGAAGAAAGGATAAATGTTTGGGATATTTCTGTGGTTCCAGCAAATTCATCAGTTATATCTCCATTTTTTATTAATGATATAGATCCAGTATTAAAATTAGTACTAGAATTTAAACTTAATGAAGCTGTTATTATTATTGGTATATTTGGAGTATTAGAAAATGTAAATAAACCTGTTGAAGGAGTAAAGTAATTTAAATTATCTATAGATTCTGTTAATGATTGGATTGATGAGTTATTACCTGGGGTAAGGGTAAATGTTGGGGTAGTTCTGGAGGCTGATACTTGGTAATTTTTAATTTCAGTGTCTATTCCTAATCCTTCTAAAGGGATATCTTCTTTATTTATTTCATATAGATAATAATTAGGGTATTCACTTATATTTAATACTCCATAATTTTCATATGTTGTACTAGTAGTATATTGAATTAATAAATTAGTTAACTGTCCTAAAGCAATAGTATTATCTATTCCGTTAGCATCTATTTTATTAATTTTTACAAAAGCTAATCCTTTAGTTAAAGGGAGAGGGAAAACTCTATATCTAGAAGCTAATATTAAAATTTCACCTTGATTTGGTGTTGTTAAAGAATTTAAAAATTGTCCTTCAGTAAACGTAGAATTGTTGGATTGAGAATAAAAACTATTTTTATACAATATTGGAGTATATTCAAAAGAAGCATTCTCTAAAGGATATGGTTGATTTAAACTTTGTGTTGTAACTAAAATAACAGATCCTTTAAATTCACCATCATAAAATTCTTCCTGTGAATCATGCAATACTGTTACTTCACCTAAAGGTGTACTATAAGTTTCATCCCAACTTTGAGTAATTCCAAATATGTTATTAGGTCCATTACCATCTGTACCATAGGGAGATGTATTTGTTCCATTAAATATTTCGAATGAACCTCCTGTTCCTCCACTAAAATTTTCTACAGTTCCTGGGTTGTAATCATTCCATTGGGGTTTTAAAGTACCTGAAATGTCTAAATTTTCCCATTCCATTTGTGGTTGTGGGTAACGGTTTCTTTCAAGTAAATGTTGTTTAATGACAACTCCAGAAGCAAGACTTGTACGAGCAGGTACAAAATCTTTAATCATCTTAAATAATGAATTATCAAAGAATTTTATTAAACGTACAAAATCAACTAAATCATAATTTTTAGTATATTTTTCAAAATAAGCATTTCTTAAATTATCTAAATTAGGATATGAAGTTAATGAAGATGATCTAAAAGCAGGATCACCTATATAATCACCCATGTTAAAAAACCCTAATTGGTCCATTATATCCTCATTTATTTCATTTTGAGGAGAAAATGCTACTTCAAGGTAATTTATATTTGCAGTATAAGAAGCACTAGCAGCTGTTGTTTGAGATAATGCTCTTAAAGGTGATAATACACTTCCAGAAGGTAAAGAATCATTTTCTAAACGAATTTTGTCACTAACAGTATTTTTTATACCTGCTATTGGTTGGTCATAAAAGAAATATTCTGTGTTTGGTAAAAATATTGGAAGATTTGGGATAATAAAGTTACTGTCTCCGGTAAAGGAATTTGTTACAGCCCAAGATCCTGTTACTTTAGGGTGTATTGAGATTGATTCAGTATATAATTCACCTCCTAAAGATGCTCTAAAAGCAAGTTCATTTGGTCCACTATTTAATAAATTTCCTTCAATTGAGTAAGGATTCATTATATAATCCTTAAATATACTTTCACTTAATACAGTGTTATAATATCTAATTTCTTGAAGAGAGCCTGAAATTAGTTCGGTATAAGTGTTTCCAGAAATAGTGTTGCTTCTTACAAAGAATGAATCTTGGTTAGGTGCAATCCAAGCTGTTGAGTCTTCTAAGATTTTATCTTTTTCAAAAAATCCTAATAATGTCCCATTATCTCCTCCCTCATATATTTTATTACCAACAAATAATTCAAATTCATTACCATTTCTAGTTACCATAGTTGACCACCAATCTCCATTAAAAAATGGAAGATAAATACTTGCAGTAGAATTAGGGTAATTAGCAGAGTCAGGGTAAAAAGTTAAAGTAGCATATTGATAATATGGATCTATTACAGAACCACTATAAGATCCACTAGCATATCCTGAACCAGTATAGGTTAAAGTAAGCGCTGAGGTAAAATCATTATACCATAAGCTTTGGGAATATGGGGTATTTGATGTAGGTAAACCATTAGTTTTAAATCTAAAAGTAAATGATGAAGGTACATCGTCTGGGGAGTTCCAGTCTGTATTTAAATCCCAAGGGGTAGTAATATAATTATCAACAGTGGAAAATGCATAATTAAATTCATCTTGCCAATAATCCCAATCATTTGAATCTACTTTATCTTTACCTCCATATTCATTAATTCTTAATATTGTATCAGGGATACCATATGAGGTAATAAGAGCGCGCAAACCAGGTAAAGTACCTTTTGCTTTAAGCAGGTATGGTAAATTATGGTAAATGCGTTTATATAACGATTTATTAATATCATCTAACGGTAAATAATCGTTAGAGGCAGATATTAAAGTGTCAACATATTCAAATCCTGTTGGTGTAGGTAAAGAACCTGTTATTTCAGGGAAAGGAAATAAAGCACCATCAGGTGTTAAACCTAAAAATGCAGTATATAAATCTACATTAGAAAAATTATTTTGATATAATTTAACTCCAAAATCACGAATAGCATCTGCTACTATATCTTTTGAAATACCATACTCTAAACGGTTATCAGCATTGTATTTTTCAGTAACATCTTTATAATAAATCCAAATATTATCATAATGTTGACCCACCATATCAACAAATAATTTGTAATTTTCATTACTAGGATCATTTCTTAAATATTCAGGTATAATAAAATATAAATTATTTAAATTATTTTCATCATACATAGATGCTGAAAGTATAATGCCTCCATATAGGGATGAGGCGCCATTATCACTTCCAAGCCAATTTAATACTAAGTTACTATTAACAGATGCTAATTGATATGGGGGTTCTGTTGTTGTTTTAGGCCATGAATATGATCCACTACTATAGTATAAAAAATATTCATAACCATCAAAATTAGTTATTATGTTTGAAATTTTTGATTCAAAAATAGCTTTACTACTACTAACAGTTAATACAGAATTTGAAGTATTATCTAAAATAGAAATTGAAGATGAATATTCTTCTAAAAGACCTACTTTATATGCAAAATTTTCTATGCGGGTTTTAGCTGAACTAAAATGGATAAAATTAGAAAAGTCGGTATAATCTACATTTATATCTAATTCTTTTTCTTCTAAAAGGCTTTGAATTTGATTATATGAGCTAGTATTAGAAGTTAAGATTAAATCTTCATAAGAGAGACTTAACGTTGAATTATTTACTTGATCTTTTAAATCTAAATTAAAATTAGGACCTTTAATAGAAGTAGTATCAATAAATACTATAGGAGCATCTTCAAAAGTAGTTTTATATGCTATTGAATCTTCTAAAGAAGTTACAACCCATAATGTAGATTTTAAATCAAATTCACTAGGAAGAGGTTCATATAATTTAATTAATATTGTTGGATTTTCAGTATCTTCATCTGAAAGGGAAATATTATTAGCTACATATAATTGATTATCTCCAAAATTTAAATAAAAATCTAAAAAATAATTGCTATTATTTCTTTCATTTATAAAATTATTAGTTTGTTCAACTATATCTAAATCAGTTAAAGAAGTACTATCTAATCTTATTTCAGTTCTATCTGAAGAGATTTCGGTAATAAAGAGATTTTGAAGATTAGAACCTATTTTTTTATCAAAAAAATTAAAATATGTAGTATATTCTCCTTGAGTATATGCTCTATTATTTAAAACTTTTTCAGGATCAATATCTATTTGGGTTACACTATTATCATTCCCTGAGGATTGACCATCATTAAGAATGGTAAATTCAGTAAAATTATATTCAGAAGAAAGAATATTTTTATTATTATTATAAATAAAAAGTTCAATATAACTTCCAGAAGTAAAAGAAAAACTTGTAGGGACATCAAATGATGTCATTAAACTTGTAACCTGCCCTTGATATATTTGGGATAAAAAAGGTAAAGTTGGGGTTTGAATTGTAGTTGACGCCATTATTGAGGATTAGCTAAAGATGTTCCTGTTTGAAGTTGAACAATTTGTTTTTGTGAATCTAATAAATCAGTTCTTAATTGATCAATTTCTTTTTGAAGTTCTAATATAAGTTCATTATTTTGAGAATAATTAATATATTCACTGCTAGTTTTAATTAAATATTCATGTGAATTAGTATTTCCTAATTCAGGAATTTGGTAAAAAAGTTCATTATACATCGCAAAAAAATCATTAACAGAAGGTTGATTATTTAATTGGTCTTGTATTGTTTGAACTCCTAATTGTTTAAACGAGGTATCTATAACCTTAGAATATTCAGTCTTATTATATACTTGTTTATTAAATTTTATATTTTCAGAAGCCATTAGTTAATAACTTTAAAATAATAATTATCGTTGAATATTAAAGTAGATCCATTTATTATAGTTTTAATTAAAACTACATAATATCTTTCTGGTTCTAGTCCACTCATATAAACATCAAAATAATTTCCTTTATTATTAGAACTAATTTGAGTATATTGATCATCGAAGTTAACAACAAATTCATTAGTAGCCAAGTCTTTTATTGCATAATATGAACTAGTTGGCAAATAATTTAAATTAGTGTATAAAGAAGAAGTTTGATAGACTCTAGTAGGATATAAAGGACTTACATTTACGTAAAATCTATTTATACTTTCTGGGAAGAATACTCCTGGGTTTTCAGCTAAAGTCATCTTAATATTAGAAGTAGTTACTATACTTCCTGTAGCTGAACCTGTTAATACTGTTGAATAATCTCTCCATCTGAATTCTAAACATGGAGGATATATTGTATTGGTATCAACTGTGTAATATTTTAATTGGGGTTGTAAGTTAATATTTTGGTTAAATTCAAAGGAGCTGGATAGTTTAGATATAAACCCATAGTTTGGTATGCTACTAGAATACCATGCATTAACTGTATTGGTTACCTCTACTTCTATATCTTTTATAGAACGTAAACCAAAAGATTGAGTAACTAAAAAACTTGCAGTAATAAACCAATTTCCTCCTCCATCAACAACATTTCCAGATAAATCTGAGCCGGTGTAGGCAAATCCACCAATAGATCCACTCATGCTCCAAGCCCCAGAACCTGAAAAGTTAGCAGCTGACCAAGAAGCACCATCAGTTTCTTGGGGGGTGTCTAAATAATATCCAGTGCCATTATTCCAAGATTGTGCGAGAGGAAGGATTTCAAGAGAAATATCTAAATTAACTCCTTCAGCTTCTGCTATAAAATTTCTTAAAAATATATCATAAGAACTTCCAGATATTTTATTATCAATTATATCTTGTATTTCATTATTATCAAATTGAGTAATATATCTTGCTACCCCAGGACTTAAATCTAAACCTAAAGTGTTAGAAACTTCACATATAGCATTTAACCCAGTATTCATTATGGGATAAGCAGAATATAAAGTGGTATCTTGAGTAGGGAATATTTTATAAACAGCCATTAAATATATTTTATTATAAATATAGCGTTATAAAGGAACCACTTTACCTTTTATATCAGAATCAGGATATCTTATTTCAAAAATACTAGGGTCTAAAGAAGGATATATTACTGAGTTTTGGGTAGCTCCGTCTATATCATATGCATATTGAGAGTATCCTAAGGTGGTTCCTGCTTTATTAATAATTTTAATATTTTTAATTGTTTGAACCCCTATTATTTTATCTAATAAGATATATAAATTTTTTAAAAATATAGGTTGATTTAATTGCCATTTTTCAGTTTTAAAAAAATCTTTAAGTTGACTTATACAATTTAAAAGAACTTCACTATTATTATATTCAGGCAATACTATAATTTCAAATTCAACTCCAATATTAATAATAAAAGCATTTTTTATTTCAATATTATCCCCTATCATCCTATATTGGGATAAATAGGTTCTTAAATTGTTTTTTAAAGTATCTCCAGCATAATCTAATTGTCCAGAGGCATTTTGAGATAAAACATATAAATTTAAGGTTTCAATAGTTGAAACTTGATTATCTGTTAATTTAGGTTGTTCAATATATGCTTTAGTAATAGCACCATAATCTGAAGGCATACTTAAAGCTCGAATTAAATAATCATCAGCTGTAACTGAGCGTTTTTGGGATGCTATAAGTGAAAGAGTATTTTGTCTAATTTCTTCTATAGTATCTCCCCCTCGCCCTCCAGTAGCAGCATTAGGATTGGTACAAGTAAGAGAACCAAATATATACTGTGATGTAACAGGATTTAAAGTATTTTGATTAAAAGAAGCAGCATTAGTATTTAATGTAGTTAAAGTTCCCGCAGCTACATTTGAATTAACCCCCCCTCCAGTAAGATATCTTACAACTAAAGTAGTATTTGAAGGTGCAATTCCATAAGTACCAGTATAAAGAAAATTTAAGGGAGAATAAGCTACAGTTAATTTATCTTTTTTAATAGGTAATCCTAAACCTACATTATTTGCATTAGGAATAATTTCTTCTGTATTATCATATGGAGATCCAGCACCAAATTGGAGTTGTAAATTATTTAATGAAGTAAATCTTGTAGCAAATCTCTTTGCAGCTTTTTTTAATTTTAATAAATAAGGTATATCTAAATTACTGTTAGGGTCATATATGTTTGTATTTTTTATAGAATCTAAAACCATCTCTTGCCCTAAATGATCTACTTCATACCATTGTTTTCCATCAGAATCATATACATCTAATATTTTAATGATATTAGGTTCACTAATATTAATAGTATTAAAAGGAACAGGGTCTACAAAAGAAAAAGTTTGAGTATTAATAGTAGCAGAAATTGCAGTTCGACTTTTTTTCAAAAGAAAATATTGTGGCACACTACCTGCTATCTGATAGACAGATACTTCAGTAGGGTCTTGGGAACTAGAAACACTAAAATCAATTTTATCTTGAATTAAAAAAGTTAAACCATTATTTGAAGTTACTGTAGTGTTTTCTCTAATAGTTAAAGCGTAATCGTAGTCTGGGACTACTTGCCCTAAAACTGTTTTTGCAGGTAATTGTTGGTAAAAATCTATAGTAACTTGGGCAACCCCTGTGGTTTTAGGTTTATAACCAAACATATATGCTAAGTCAAATATATTATTTGTTTGTTTAGCGTATTGAAGAAAAGTTTCTTGAAATTGATTATCTAAATAAAAACTTAAAACATCACCAACATATGCAGCTTGTTCCATAAACATCATTCCAGGAGATGTAGGAGAAAAATCTGTATAAGTATTCGGAAAATAAGTTCTAGAATATTCTATTAATCGTTGTCTAAATTCTGAAAAATCACGATTTAAATATTTTATGTCTCTATTTACTAAGGTCATATATCATTAAAATTGAAAAGTAACACTACCTGGGGTATTATTCACTGAATATTTTAAATTAACTGTTAATGCATTTGGGGTATAAGGGTCTGAAAGGACATCTAAGGAAACTACATTAACTGTAGGAAAATAGGTAGCTAATTTAGAACTAACATTTCCTTTTAAATTATTTATATTTCCTAATTCAATTTGTTCAAATAAAAATGATCTAAGGCCTCCTCCAAATGTTGGGTTTAAGGGTAATTCTCCGGGCTCTGTTAAGAAAAAATTTATAAGGTTATTCTTAATAGCTTCTTGAGTAGTATATGTAGATGAAAATACTGCTCCACTATTAAATGGAATATTTACTCCAACAGCAAGACTAGGGTTTAAATTAGCAGGATTAACATATTGAGGATTAACAGGCATTATTTAATATTTAATAAATTCATAATTTGATCCATTCCTACTTCACCTGTTCCTAAATTACCATTTATAGGATCACTTACTTGAGGACGAAAAGGAATTTGAGCATCTCGTGAAGTAAAACTTAAAGCTGTTTCTCCTAATACATCCATATATTTTTGTTTTACATCTGTAGAAAATGTAGGTTGGTTTGGTTGAATAGGGTTTGTTGTTGGGGTGTATGATTCTTTAACAATTGTTTTAGGTGATTTAACAGCCTCTAAAAGAATATCCTTTAATTCTTCTTGAATTGCTTCTTTTACTGCTTCTTTAATAATTTTTTTAAAATCTGTACTTTTCATATGTTTATAAATATTTAATTAATCTGCTTTTAAATCATTTTGTTGAATATAAAATATTAATTCATCTATCAATATCTGATCAATAGATGAAAATGACCATTCTCCTTTTAGCATTACTATACCTTGTTTATTTTTAGCTAATGCTCTTCTACGTTTTAATAGTTGATCTGTTAATTCGGTTTCAACCCCCATTTCAAACCCATTAACATTAGTTACAATAGGAGATAATTGATTTGATTGTTGTTGGGTTAAAGCAGTTAATTCTGCTGATATTTGGGCTTGGCTAACATTATCTCCTTCAGAACAATAATTAGTAATTAAATCTAAAAATTTTAAAAAATCTAATACTTGAGATAATATACTTACAAGAATACCTAAAATAGAAGATAATCCCCCAATTCCTTGTTTAGTTTTTCCTATATTATTATTTAAAAACGTTTTAGTATCTTGCACAGCATTAATAACAGAAATAGGAATCCCAACACCACCTACAGCTGTGGGGGTAGGTAAAACTTTTAATACTTGATAAATACTATCTATAGTTTGAACAGTAGTATTTGATATCTGAATAGTAGTATTTGCTGAGTTTATGCTATTGAGGGTATTATTTATTTGTTTAACTAATTTATTCTTGGTGGAAATTATTTTAGATAGATCATCTTTTGGGGGACATGCAATTTGTTGTTTTATAGGTTCAGTAAGTTTATCTCCATTAGCTTTTACTTCTGCTAATAATTCTTTAATTTTAGTAAGACCATATTGAGCTACTAAACCTAATATTAATGGAATAACTATTTTTTTAAGTTCATCTATACTAACATTAAGTTTTTTTTGTAAATGAAATTCAAAAGTTAAATCTTTAGTAGCATATTCTTCTACTTCAGCATCTGAAAAAGAAAGTAGGTCTATAATTTCTTGTTTTAAATTAGATTCTAAAGGTTTTATTGGGATAATTCCTAAATCAGGTTTTACATCTTTAGTAGATGTGTACGGTATAGCTAATCCTTGAGCATATTTTAATTTAATTAATTTTAAATTAAATTTAGTAGGTTCTAAAGGGGTATCTACTACTGATGGGACTTTAATAATGAATTCTCCTTTATCATTTGTTCTTTTTGTAGGGCCTAAAGAACTTATTACTTGAACTCCTTTTAATGGTTCATTTGTATTAGCATCTACAATAATACCTTTAACAGGAAGTAATTTTAATTTTTTAGGAAGTTCAGGTACTTGGGGTAATGATCCTGATGTGGGAATGGGGATAGGGGATGCAGGAATTTTAATATTAAGGATTTGGAGTATTTTAGCTAAATCAATATCCTCAGCAGAATCTCCAGGGTCTACAATTCCTAATTCAGTTAAAGAAGGAAAAGGTTTTTGTAATAAATCACTATAAAATCCAACATTTTGAGCAGTAAAATTAAGTTCTGCTTCAATTCCTTTTTTAGGTTCATTTTCATAACTTACCCCATCAACAAAAGTAGAATAATTAGGTTCATATGATTTAGTTAAAATTAATTCTTTTTCATATAATACTTCTGCTACCCAAACATTATCTATATTTTTAATTTTAAACTTATAAGGATTCATTATTGAACTTTTGTAGTTTGAGATTTAAGACTTCCATTTTCTAATTGAGCTATTACCCCATCAGGAGATGTTAACTTTAAAAGAACATTACCTGCAACTGTATTATATCCTGTTTGTAAATTCCCACCAGGCCAGTTTTTTTCTACTTCTAATATTGTAGCCAAATCTTTAACAGCTTTAGTTAATTGTTTTAATAATTCAACTGTGGTATCTCCTTTTAAAACAGGCTCAGTAGCATTTTTAGAACCTAGTTTTATATCATTTGAACTAACATAAAATGAATTTGAATCTATATTAACACTACCATTAGTAGACATTCCTATAGATTTTTGAGAACTTAATAATATACTATCAGTTTTAGCATTTATAACAATTCTATTAGAAGTTAAAGCTATTTGAGGTAAAGTAAATAAACTAGGGGCAAGTGGAGGAATATTATAAGAAGAATAAACTTCACTAGCTACTTTAAAATCTTCAAGTTTTTGATATGATGTTAAATAAATAGATGATAAATCATTTCTAATACTTTCATTAATAGGAATCCAACCTTCATTTGATGATTTTGCAGGTTGTCCATTTCTAATTATGGTAATAGGGTCACCATTATTTCCAACAGATGAATATTCATTTTTTATACTACTATTTGTTTTAGCTGTACTTCCAAAACGAATACTTTGACCATGTCTACCTTCAATTAAAATATCCCCCATATAAGGCATTAAAGGATGAATATTAGTTTTTTCAACAAAAGTATTTTGGCTATCGTTAATAGGACTATTTAATTCAATTTCTGTAGAACCATCAGTAACTCTTCTTACATTACCAGCCTCTGTACTTTGATAATCTTGTTGTTGATATTTTGGGACGGTTGGAGTTGTAAATAAATTAGGGTATGCATTATGATGGGGGTGATTCCACATCCCCATAGGGTTGAAATAATAATATGATGTACTAGTAGTAACATCGCCTATATTTTGGTTAGGGAGTAAAACTAAAAGTACTATTTCATTTATTAAAGGATAAGTTTTAGTTTGAGGATCATAAGGTAATGCAAAGTCTGAATAAGTAGAAGCCCCAGAAAAATTTACCTTTTCATAAAAAATAGCCCCAATCCCATTCCATTGTCCAACAGCATTAAAATAAGGATGATTTTCATCTAAAACAATATCTATTACTCGAGCAGCAATTATTGAATTTTGCATCCCGACCATAGAATTTCTTATATCAGAAATAGATGAATTATATGAAGTTTGTACTCCAGTAGAAGAATTAGTTATACCTGTTTTATAAAAAGCCATTAATCTTAAGGATTAAATTTTTTAACTTCACTCAATAATTGAGCTTTTTCTTCTTCGGTCATACCAAATCCTTCATCTTCCGACTTATTAGATGCTAAGGCACGTTGAACAATAGTAGCCATTTTAACTAATTGTTCATCATTTTTAATACCTAATTCCATGTATTCCTTGATTAAAGGAACTATTAAAGTAGCATCACCAATATCATTAATAAGTGGTTTTAATTCACCTATTAAAGCAGTGATTTGTAATTCTTTTTTCTTTTGATTGTCGTAAATTTCTTTAAGAAGATCAGAGAATTTTTTCTTACCAAATATGTTAGATTCTAAATTACTCATATGTCTATATTTTTTTATAAATATAGAAAATTACAAAAGTTGAAAATTTGTATATCCTTGTTCTAAATAAAATAGATAATTTTTCTTAAAGTTATTGTAAAGAGTATTTGCTATTTTTGTTATTTTTGGAGTTTTAGCATCCGGGAGCATTTCATGAATATAGATGTAAAGTGCTTTTTTATTAAAAACATCTATTTGATCTCGTTTTCTAAAAAGTTCTAAAATTGCATCTGCTATTTTAGCATCATATTCTTTTGGGAAAATTTCGTAAATATTAAAACTAACGAATTCAACCCATCCATCCATAAAAATAGATAATTTATCATTTGAATTTGATCCTTCTATAGTATAAGAATATGAATCATCTTTTAGTAATTCATCAGTTGAAACTTTACTAATTTTGCTTTTATAATTTTTATCATTATATAATATACACCAACGTTTAACAATAGTACCAAAGTAAGAATATGCTTTGGCACCATTGTTTGGATTAAATAGATGCATTTTAGAAAGTAGAAACACCTCAATTTCATGTTGGAGGTGTTCTAAATTCTCT